TCTTTTAAATTAATCTTAATGCCATTATTTTCCATTATTGTAAGAACGACACAAAATTTACACATCATTTTTACAGTCTTAAGCAATCCTTTATTGCGAGGCAATTTAAAGTCATTCATTTGAGATTGGAACAATGCGTTTGTGGCAATGACATCCTGTCTTCCGTATTCTTCCACAATTTTTATGGGAATTTTTTCAAATGACACGCCATCTTTTATATATTGTTCTGTTGCATCCGATTTTTGGCTGACTCCACGCCTCATGCAGCAATCCTTTAATTTTAAACTTTGCCTTGTTCCCCGCCCCAAAACATATTCTCCAATCATGGTGTCATAAACACGCCCATTATATTTAAAGCCTGACTCCCATAGCCATAACAAATCAAATTTTATATTATGTCCTACAAGTAGTGTTGTTTTATCTAAAATCTTTTGCACTTTTCTTCCATTGTTCATCACATGGGAACCTGTTATATAAACTTCCGGCAATTCATTATGTTTAAAGAAAAAATATTCCTCATTAATTCCCATGCTAACCATAAAGTTTTCTGGATGTTTAGGCGATGGGTCTGGCTTGCCATCCACCATTTGAAAGGATGTCTCTATGTCAAATACTGTAATCAATCTATGTACCTCGATAATTCTGGAATAATCTTGCACGTTATCTTGCCATGCCATCCTGTTATTTTATTTTTACTCACAGCGATACTTCGTACATCCTGGTCTATATCCAATTGATTTCTAAATCCAACTCCGATAATCACGTCCGCCTCCGCCGCTTTTCCTGTTTTACTATTCTCCATCATGTCAAATGTTATGTCAAGCTTGCCTGATGCATCGGCTGATGCTTGAGATATACCTATGAGGGCACAGTCACGTCTTTTTGCAATTTCTCTTGCTCCCGTGTAAATTGCCCGTAATTTTTCATCCGTTCTGGCGAATGTACCGCTCACGTTAATTTTATCCAACTGGTCTATGATGAGAATATCAGGTTTTTCCTTCGCAACATAAGAGTCCACTTTTTCCAATGACCAATCAACCGTATCTAATATGTTGATGTTAGTTCTGACTTGAGACCATAAGTCACCTGCTTTTTTAGGATTTCCCCTTATTTCAGCAAGTGTCATGCTTGTATGGGCATTAATTAGTCTCATTTGTGTACGAATAGCCGGTTCTTCATTGATTAAAGCACATACTTTAGCTCCCTGAGAGGCAAAACCACCCTGACCTGCGACCAAATTAACCCAGAATGCAGTCTTGCCACTCTCAGGTCTGGCAAAAATGATAAGAAAGTTACCATCGCCAATCCCGTTTACCCTGTCACGTAAATCCGTTAAATTAAATTTCCATTTTGTATTATCTTTCAGTGAATCAATTAATGTATCTATGTCTTTTGACACACTTTCAAATTCATCCGTGCTTGCATTATTTGAATCGTCTAGCAGGGATTGAATGTCATTGAACCCCGATTCACTAGTATTGTTGTACATTTCAGTCGCCATGACGGCGATTTTTTTTGCTATGGTCTGCTTATGCAATTCCTCTAAAATTGTTTTTGTTAATTTTTTATTTGGTCTCTCTTTTTTTATGTCCCCCAATAAATTATAAAAATTATCCTTGGCTGCCCGTGTCAATGCGGGATTATAAATTTCCACATGCAGTGTCGCCACTTCATCCAAGGTTAAATTTTCATCGGAATTTTCATGTGCCTTTTTTATCGTGTCATATAAATTTTCCGTACCATTCGTGAACATTGTTTTTGACACACGACCTTTATTTTCCTCATAAAAATCCTTATCCAAAAGCAGTTGTAATATTTGTTTTTCAATCATGTTGTTCGCAGTTGTTTTAAAATTTCTTTCATCATTTTTGTTTTATTTTTGTCTTTCCAATGTCTAATATAATACTTTGCCGCTCTTCTGTCAAGTATGCATGGGGCGGTACCCAACGGCCAAGTTTTTAAATACGCCAGATACTCATGGCACCTTTGAAATAGAGGTTCTGTTCTTTTTACTTTTAATTTTTTATACTCCCCCGTATGGCTGTACACACAATGAAAATATTTTTTCTTTTCCATAACAAACCAGGGATATGTACCACAATCAATCAGTTTCCACATTCAAATAACTTTCGTATGGGAAGAATGACGCATTTAGAACGCCTACCGTCCCCTACCATTCTTGTATATTGTTCCTTGTATTTTTTCACGATTTTTCTTAATTCTGATACTTCAAACATCAGCATGCAGTGATTTTTATTTCCTTTAGCCAGTATCTGTATCCAATAGTCAGATTCAGTGGCGTTGACACCGCTTGGTTTTCCATTACATTCATACTCCAAGGCTATGTTACCTGTTTTATACCACCAGTCCCTTTCCGTCTTCACTTCTATTTTTTTATTGCTAAAAATATCATGAATTTGTTTTTCCCTAAACTGTCCGTATTTTAAATCTAAGTCAAATTTTTTATTTGCTGCTGTCATTTTAAATCACACTCGCCATTTTCGTGAACATACATTATTCTTACTCCTAGTTGTTTTTGGTATTTAGTACACACCCTGTTAATTCTTGTTCCTATTTTTCCAGTTTTTCTAAAAGAAACTGATTTGACATCTAACTTTAAAACATCTCCAGATTCTTTATGAACGGCAATTAAGTCAATAGGAATATTTTCTTGCTTCCTCAAAAAAACAAAATAACCGTTTTTTATCAACCAAATAGATGCCTTATCTTCACTAACTAATCCTTTTTCCACACATGAAAGTTCTCTCATCACTGCTCCATTATTGAATAATCATTACCCGTTTGGTAATACTCCGTGCTTTTACACGGGGTACAAATTCTGTGGCCAATCCAACTACTTATGAAATCTTTTTCACACATCATGCATTTTCTTTTTTTCTTTTTTTTAGGAATCGTGCGAGTCCCAATTTGTTTGTCAGGCCCCCTACGGTAATTTTTTCTTGGCATATTTTATCTCCCTCAATTCTTTTTTCCAACAAGAATTAAAAATAATTAAAAGCTGTTTTATTCTTGCCTTGGTCACAGGCCCGTCCTTTAAATTATTATATAAAAAATTTATCAATATGTCAATGAATACTTTTGTAAACATTACGCCTCACATTCCGGTTGCAATTTAATGCATGCAATTATGTTTTGTTTTTTTTCTTCTTCTATTAGTTGGTCAATATTTTCACCACCACAATCTATTTTCGTGCATATGAATTCTTTTTCTTTTTTTTCCGGTTTAATGTTTTTTTTAATTATATCAAATGGCGAACAACCACTTAAAAAAAATAGTATTAATAAAATTTTCATTTTTTTACCTGCTTCCAATTATTCATTATGGTTTTAGTTGTATCCTTTTTAATTCTTTCAGATTTTTTTTCCAGTTCACCCGTTTTCCATAGATTAAGCAAGTCAGCGTCATCCTCTGCATCAACAAGATACGTGCAGGATACTTCGTGGTCTAACACTACTTTATATTTTCTCATTTTTTTCTACTTTTTCTAACTCTCAATCCCAAACGTATGCGTCTGCGATTACGTCTTTTCTTTGAGCCGACCTTACGCCTGCCCTTATGCTTTTTTCTCTTCAGCGTAGCTTTGCTCATTTAAAACGCCCCTGTCAATTTTATCTCAAGCTTATCGAAGTTTGCCTCAAAATGAAGTGCTCTTTGAACTAAGTAATGAATGCCATCGTAAAAATCTTTCTCACTGTTATATTTAATCATCATTTTAATATTTTTCTTATCTCCTCTGTGTTAAAATATTTTAAATCCTCATCAAGTATCTTCACTTGAGTATTTATATAATACCTTAATTTATTTGATAGGTCAAATGCTTTTGTCGTGGCGTCCCTGTCAAGTGCCACGATGATTGTGGAAAAGTTTTTTTTAAGAACTGGTATGTAGGAATCAGGCAGGCTCGTGCCCATCAAGGCTATTCCACAATAATTCTCAGAGACGGCACAGGCACTGGCACAATCTTCCACTAAAATTCCCGTTTCATTACGCCCGCACATAAAGGGGTATTGCTTATTCCCATACATGAACCACTTAGGATATATTCGAGAATTCAATCCTCTTCCAATGGCACCCCAAATCTTATTTTTTTCTTTTATTAGGAACACGGCTCTGTGCTGTTTCACGTCATATCTTATATTCACACGTCCTGCCATATAAGCTTCCATACAGTTGTTTTTTTTAAGATAATCAATGCATTTTTCCGTGGAGAAAACACTGATGAAACTTTTAGGAATTGAAAACTGTTTTTTTTCTTCGTTCTTTTTTTTGCGTGATAGTAATAATGATAGTTCTTCCATAGACATTTCTTTTTGCGTACGACCTTTCGCATTACACGATGCGTGAAAGCAATACCATAAAAGTTTCCCGTTTGATTTTTTTATCGTCAGTGTATTGGAATGGCTGCAAAATGGACAATCCACCCGTGTGTCCACTTCACCCCCTTGAACAAGGGTTTCGATGATTGATAATTGATTTTTAAACTTCATAGGTGTGCATTATAGTTCTTTTTATAAATAAGTCAAGTGAGCAAAACCCGATTTATCACTTTGCGTATACACAAAGATGTGGCAGCTCACGCTTGAACACGGCTTGCCACAATGATGACGCTCTTTTGCTCACTCTAGCCAACTTCGTTACCTAAAGGTATCCATTGGCAATTAGATAAGATACTGCAACCTAGTTGTCTTTGGTCAGGGCATTGTAATATATCTATAATAGCGACAATTACGGCATATACCATTTCTCTTATCTATTTACAGGCAGGTTTGGAATAACTCCCTGTATCCTGCCAGAGGGATTTGGATTAACACCCTGTATCCCCTAAATAGGGACTATTCGCATTACTCATAACTCTGATAATCCCTAAACTCTAAACTCTTGGAGGAGACACCCGTTCACTACGCATATGGATACAGGAGGGTCTCTTGTAAAAGAGTCTTGCTGTATTTTTTGCCGAAGATTCTCCAGTTCGTCTCATCTAGAATTGCGTGTTCTGCTGAGTATCTCCTCCAAAAGTTTAGTGGGCAGTTTATGGTTATATAAACTTTGGCACTACCCAAGCCAGAATGTTCACAACATACAATTCCAGTTCTTCAGCATTGCAGGATTACTGTATCGCCCTTTTGAGAAAAGGTGGTTAACTCTTTATA